TCTTTCTTAGCGGTTGCGGGTTTTGGTGCGCTTGGAGCTACTTGACCAATCTTAGCCAAGAAAGCCTCGCGCTCTTTGTCATTATCAGCCATTTTTTAGCTCCAATCGGATAGAACGCTGATTGATACTTCACCGGACAATAGATCGCCTACTGTGCCAGTCAAGACTGCGGGTGCACTAAATGTCCCTATTGTATATGCAATAGATGACGCTTCTAGCTTATTCACAATGTTAAGGTAAAAATCTTCAATGTTTGTCAGGTTGCCTTGATTGTCAAACATCGGTGCAAGCACGACAAGTTTGAAATTAACTTTTGGCTTGACTGTTTTGTAATGGTCGTTTGAAGGCTCAATGTATGGATCGCCGGGTTGCACGATAATTGAGTTAGCAAGCGGGCTAGCAGGTGGGAAGGAAAACACCTGCCAGCTCGCATTATCAGCTAGTGCAGTCGCGATTGTTCCCCGCAGGGTTGTTATTGCGCTCACCCTACTTGACCGCCCGGAGCTAGATGATCCGCAAGCAAGCCTCTAACCCGTGCCATGAGCGTATTGCCCATGCGATATGGTGAAGGTTGAAAGTCAGGTGAAATGCCGCCCGCGTTGGACGCTTGACGAGCTTGCCATATGTCAACGGCAATCATAAGCGATGCTTGATTGACTTCAGGTAAAGTTTCATAGTCAATATGCGTAGTGCCATAAACCTTGCCAAAAGGGACAAGTGCGTTGTATGACTCAACTGTTGCATTGTTAACAGCATAAGTAACTGAATAAATGGTAGGTACTGTGGTAACAGTTTTAGATCCGTTGTATTTTGCTCCGGCGTTCTCTACTGTAATTGTTTGACCAACAATAAAATCGTGTGGGATTGCGGTGTAAATGGTCGCTACGCTTGCGGTTGACTCATGTGCCACTAGCGCATAACTGTTGAACCATAATTTAGATTTCACGATGTTTTCCGCTGCTTGACAAACTTCTTCAACAACAGCAGACGAGTAAAGGTTGCCAATGCCTAGCGCTGAGCGCAATTCAGCTTCGGTAACGTATGTTGCGGGCATCCTTTAATCCTTTCTATGTTAGCCCCAGCGCAAGGGCTGTGCGCTGGGGTAACTCTACTTCTAGGCTAGAACTACGCCTTGTTGAACTTGAACGCGCCTGCACCAGTCTTGGTAGCAATTGCGTAATAGCCATACATTCCGATCTCGACTTTTCCAGTCCCGACCTTTTCAGCGCGGAGTTGTAGGCGTGGTGATTCGTACCATGTATAGGAATCGCGGTTAACAACAATGATGGAGTTATCAGCTTCACCGGTCATTGTGTAGTCAACGTATAGCGGAAGTCCGAGAAGCGTTCCACGAATCGCTGAAACAGAAAGATCACCGGCTGCGTTTTGTGGTGCAGCTGCATTGAAAATTGGGCGATTCTGTGAATCGACCAAGCCAGTTAAGTTGCTCCATTGTGTCGGAGAAACAATTACGCCGGTTGCAAAGCGGAATGTGTTTGTGTAGATGGATGAACCTGCGCGGGCAATAAACGCTGCGATTTCTGCGCCGTCCCATGGAAGGGTTACAGTTGTGGAATCAAGAGTTCCATTTGTTGCGAGTGCTGCTCCAGCTGCGGTGTTTGTTGACTTTGCGTAAGCATCGCCCATAAGTCCAAGAAGCTCGGACAAGAATGCAGGCGAAGTTCTGTCAAGAACCTCAACGCTAAATAATTGCATCCCCGCCGCTTTCTTGACATCTACATCGAGATATTCGATTTCAACCTGATCATCGTTGAAAGCTCCACCTTCGGCGACTGGTGCGCCTACTGTTGGAACAGTCTTAACGCGTGGAATCTGGAACTTCATACCTGCATCTGGCAATGTGCCGGATGAGATTGCTTCAATTGTCGCGCGTGTACCAGTTGACTTCGGATTCCAAACTTCGGTCAATTGACGAGTTGGAACTAAGCCCGGTACATCGTTTGTTGTATCTGTATCGGATGCAGCTGCGATCCATTGACGAGCAGACTCATCATTGAAAATGTTAGCTTTGATTGTGTTTTCAAGCATTGCAAGCGGAGTCACGTTAATTCGTGGCTTCGCGTAAATTGGTGCTGCAACTGTTGGGCGAGCAGCCTCTACCGCAGGGGCTTCGACCTTAGGCTCAACAGATGCGGTGTCTGGAGTATTCTCCACGACTGCCTCGCTTTCGTTTGTTGGGGTTTCAACGACTTCTTCTTCGGAAGCCGCTACGCTCAAAACTTCGGCACTCTTAAAGGCAGCAGCCTGAACAAGTGACACTTCTTTGAGCAAACTTGATTTAACGCGATAACGATCTTTATCTTTTTTGCCAGCGATAACTTCTACGCCGACTGACAAGCCTGAACGTAATTGTTCGCTTGCCTCAATTAAACTGTCTGTTCCGCGTTGTGTATTTGCAACCTTGAATGTTGCATAAATTCCTGATTCATCTTCGGTAAATGACATTAAACGACCAATTGGCTTTTTAGGGTCATGTTCCAATAGAAGTTTAGGTTTTGGATTTGTAGGAATCTCAATAGATCCCGCTTCAAATACAACTTTCCCGACATTGGTAAAACCAACTTCAGAATCGCCGAATGGGACGATTTTGCCGGTGATAGTGCGTTCCTCTGCATTGCAGGTTATATCGCTACTGAACTGAAGTAACATCTTCGTTTCCATTTGGCGTTAGATCTTCCATTTCCATAGCTTGATCTAGTGTGATCAAACCGAGTGATAGCATTTTTTCAATGACGTTAAGTCTTTCCATCGGATCTACCCGAAGGAAAGCAGAGTCAACGTCAAACTTAACAATGTTGCCTCGCGCCGTTATGTCATCCATTGACAATCTGTCTTGAATTGCGTTGATATACGGAGCGAGTGATAGCGCCACGAATTGCTTACGCTCATCTTGAACATTGGCATAAGTCATTGAATTGTTTTGGTCTGCGCTTATGTAATACGCAGGTACATTCATCATTCGTGCAATTTGAGTTGCGGTATTTTGGATTGCGTCAACGAACATCATGTCTCTAGGTGAGAATGAAGTTGGCTGATAATCTAAAGTGCTAGTCAGATAAGCAGTCGAGCGTTGTTCGCGTGCTTGCTTCCAAGCTGCAAGAATTCCTTGCACTTCGGCAGGTGCTAAATCTGCACCGGTGTTTTTGATAACACCTGAAGGCATTGGAGTTGACGTTGCTACTCTCATTGCTTTTTCTAAATCAATTGCGCTGCGAAGTGTGCGAGCGCCGCGCTGCAAAATACCTTCGTCTTGTGCTTGGAATGTGACAAGTGATCCAAGACCTGACATTGGAACAGGTGTGCCATCGATTGTGTATTGTGTGATGAAATTTGTATTCGCATCGGTTGTGAATGAAACGCGACCCGGCGCAATCCATTCAAAACGAGCTGGACGACCATCATCAAAATAAACTTCAGTCACGCGCCAATACGCAACCCCAAAAAATATAAGGCTATCAACTGTCCAACTTATAGTTATAGAACGCGGTTGCGTTAATGAAGGTTGTTCTAGCCATAATGGATTGCCTAATTCTTCGCCAGTAGATTTTTTGTAAAGTTCCATTGGCAATCCGCCAATTGTGCAAGCAATTAAATTGCGGCAACGTGCAACGCTAGGAACTGACATTGCTTCATCGCGACCTACGGCAGTTAATACGCCCGGAATGTAATAATTGAAAGAATCAGTCATCAATTGCGGCGCTTGTTGCGCCTCAATCTTTACGGGGCGAAAACGATCAAAAAGACCCATCGTTTAAGGATACCATACAAATCGGACATTTCGTGCATTTCAGACGATAATTTGTGGTTTGCTCTGTGGCTTAAGCAGCTGGTGGACAACCATTGCAAGGCTAATTGCCGCAGATACGTCCCCGGCTGACTTTCGCCTAACGATTCGCCAACCCGCATCTGTTTCCTTAGCCGCACAGTTATTCATGGAGTCCACCAAGCTAGCCTGTCCGATGTGAACGATTCGCGCGTTCACAAGCGCATCATATAGATCAGAACAGGCTTGGTAAAATACAGTCCCGGACATATCTTGTATTTTGTGCCCTGATTGTTGCAATCGTTCTGCCACGCTCATCGTGCTGTATTTGTCAAAACAGATCATTTTAGGGCGATACTGTTTTGCCCAGTCATTGACTTCCACAGCCATTTTTAGCTCGTCAATGGCGACTTGACTCTCGAACTGTGCAATGACACCCACCGCAATCTTGCCATCCTCGCGTATCTGCCCTGCAACAAGTGAAGCCATCTTTTTATTGACTGAAATATCCATTCCGAAAATGGTGGCAGCACCGGGAGCAATTTCTAGCTCTTGGACTGTCAAATCTTCAAAGGCTCTGTAAGGCCATGGTGATTTAAGCGCGCTAACCCATTGGCATAATGTTTCTGTACGGCTTGCTTCCACGCTAGATGTCGCAATTGCTTCAGCAATTGTTTCCTCGTCTATCAGATAGCCTAAAGCGGGATTTGCTTGATACCACGCGTCTTTATCGGTTATCTTCGCCCAGTCATCGGCTGAATACTCCCAAAAGCCCATAGTAGGCGGCGGATAGCTCAAACAACGGCTTCGTAAGTCATTCAAGACTGTGCTGAAGGCATCACCGGCGTTGCTAGTCATAAAGATTTGACTATTGGGACGGGCGCGAGTAATTGGCTTAGCCGCAGTCCACGAATCTTCGTCAATTTCACGCAACTCGTCTATGTAAAGCAGATCCGCGGTCTTACCACGGCTTCCATCTCTTGTAGCCGCGACTATCTCGTAACGAGCGCCCGAAAGCAGCTCCACCGATTCCTGACCATTAGCCACGCGGATCTGTTTAACCTGCGCCATGAGCGCGGGATTATCTTCTATCACGTCAACGACCTTGCGAAAGGTGTCCAAAGCCATGCCGCGATTAGATGACATTGCAACTATATTCATTTCACCGAAAATAAACAACCCAGCAAGGATGCGGATGCGTGCTAGGTGTGTTTTGCCATTCTGACGTGCTACTAGCAGCAGATTTGTCTTTCTACGCCATTTTTGATCTTTGTCAACCTTGAGCATGTCGGTTAAGACGTATTCCTGCCACGGCAGCAGCTCTAGCTTGCAATCTTCTAGGAATTTCTTTATTTCATCAATCCTAGATGCGCCTTTGAGCGGTGCGTTCTGCAATCGTGGCTTAGTAGCGCCCTTGCGTGCCTTCTTCAATTAGCCCCCGACCGGTCTGGACTGATAAATGGTGAGTCTGGATCAATTCGGACTGAAGTATGTCCGTTTTGTACCAATTGTCGCTTGTTTGAACCGATTGGGGAGTTTTCTTTCTTA